AAGTCCACATGGCCACCGCTCTTGTGGAGGCCACGGCCAAAGGATTGATCCAACAAAAACAAGCTGCATAATTCACCAACTAACTATTCACTATCATGAGACGAGACCAATTACAACGAGTACGCAAATGTATCTACAACGAGGAGCCCGTGTTTGTCCTGAGAGCACGAGACATCTGTTCAATTACAACCCTTGAACGGTATTTTGACGCCGCAAAGAAGGAGGGCTGTCCCCAGGAGTTCCTGGACGACATGCTTGAGGTTATCAGCGAGTTTAAGGACTTCCAACGCAACAACCCAACAAGGTTACCGGATTAAGCATTCATTTGTATACTGAGGACGGGAGGCTTTCATTTGTGATTGCTTCCCGTCATTCATTTATACCCTCACAAAAAAAGATAACCCCCTTAAACCCCCATAGAAAAAAAGGAGAACTTTTAGCACACAAGGGGAAACGGGGGAGCCGCAAACCTTCCAAAAAATTTTAACAATTGAAAAGCACTTTTATTTTCGTGTTCGGATTTCGGAAAAAGTGCGTCCTACAGACCTACAGACCTACAACTTTTTGAAAGGTTTTCAACAAATATTATATAAAACGCATGTAGACAGATAGATAGATATTTTATAAAATAGATAGTATAGTAGTATAAAGGGTGTAGGGTTGTAGGTTTTTTGTAGGACGCTGTAGGATTGAGGTCAGAAACTAACGAATTGACCCATTTTGAGTTAAAAACGTCAATCCTACAAAAACGGGGTTTGTAGGACGTGTAGGACGGCCTTTTTGACTAAAAACTACAGGTAGCGTTTGGTTATGTCGTTAATAATGACTAACTTAGTAAAAGTTGTAGGACTGTAGGACTGTAGGACGCAAAAAATCAAGATTCCAAGGAACATTTTTTTATTTACCCTAAAAACGACCAAAACCATGATGACCGTAACTGTAAATGTTAAAAAGCACCTGGCCGAATTTATGTACGGAAAGTACAATAATGGCGACAACAAGACACCGGTCAAATTATCGACCAAGGACGACCTTTATCACATGAAGTGGCAGCTGATGAGAAAGCGACCGGTAAACGTACCACTGACTGAGGATGGTAACCTCACCTTTGAGCTTGATCAAAACCACCAAGGTAAAAGCCCGCTAACGTATAACTACCTGGACAAACAATCAACGTCAATCATCGAAGACAAGATTGAGGCGATTATGTTCATGGAGCTCCATTCTCGCATCGATGACAACAGAATGAATGGTATGCCTTACACTATCCAGAAGGTGATTCATATGTTCATGTGTGAGTATTGCATTGACTCCATAACGGAAGATGCACTCCAAAAAAACATTTGGAGACACAACCAGAAAATTGCTCGCAGAAAGAACAGACGCAAGTATGACCGTAAACCTTAACAAATATTAAAACGCTCAAAAAAAATAAAGTAGTAGTTGGTATTATTTCGTCCGTAAAGTTGGATAAAACCGCGCATCAAATGTTTAGTAATTGTAAATCAAATGGTTATGAAAGAATTTAGTAGCATCCTTTCGGTATATCCAGTTGCCGAAATGTCACCAACCGAAGAATCGCCTTGGTTGACCTCACCGCAAACCGCTCATAAGTTTGCAGCCGATCTGTTCAGATTTGATCCGCTTTCGTCAGTTACAGATTCAGGAACATTATTTGACTGCTCACAGACCTTTATCATTGACACCCCATCAGATAGTGAGATTCAACGGTTTTCATGCCCTGTCCGTTCGATCATGGTAATCAGCGACACCGAAGGCTATCAATATCCAATTGGCTCAAGGCGTATACCAGGAACGGTCATGATTCAGAAAGGTATCCAACGCTCACGGCTTGTTTTCAAGTGTCTGAGCACCGTTAACCCCATCTAACGTCCTATGTAAGTCACATTCGTGCGGGTACCTTCGATGAAAATCGCACGAAATGGGCTTACACTCAACACCGATCAGTGAGATACAATCACTGATCATGTCTGACGGGCTGTTTATTTATGAGAAGGCGCTGGATGATTTCCGCCGCCTTTACAACCCTGCCAACACGCTTGTTAAAGAGCCTGTCAATGCTGTTACCTATCGAGAAGAAACAAAACCTTTTTTACAAGGCCTTATTAATGATGTTAAAACGGGTAGCGACCTTAATCAACCGCTGATTTACTTATCCGAGGAGTACGATTCAACGGAATTACCTGAAGGATCCATTGCCTTTCATCGCATCATCGGACCTGTCATGGCCGAGGCACGATGGCATTTTTCCACCATCCAGTTTGAGCGTGACTTCCTTGCAGCCGAAGCCAACCCGGCTATTTCAGCCCATTTCTTCTTTGTTAAGTCGCCAGGTGGTGAGACATACTACCTTGACGCTGTTTCAAAGACCCTCCGCAACCACACCAAGCCTATCATTTGCTTTGTGCGCCAAATGTGCGCATCGGCAGCCTATTATATATGCTGTCATGCCGACAAAATTATCTGCAACACCGATAATGATTTCATCGGATCAATAGGTACAATGGTCAGTTTTGATGACTGGAGCAAGTTTGATGAAAAGATGGGCATCAGAACCATCGAGGCCAAAGCAACCAATTCAGACCTCAAAAATAAAAAGACGGACGACCTGATTGCCGGCAAACCCAAACAGTTTATCGAGGATATTCTTGATCCACTCAACGAGCAGTTTCTTTCCGAGGTTCAAGCCTCCAGGCCGATTATCGGCAAGATGGAGCGATCCAACCCGGTGCTACGTGGCGAAATCTACCGTGCCGCCGTGGCCATTACACCCGAATGTGGACTGGTAGATGAGATTGCCTCTTTTGAAGATGCTGTACAAACGGCGTTCGATGCCGGGCAGTCATGGATCAACAAGCAAAGAACAAACAGGAGCATTACGAGACTTCTATAATTATTCACCCTAAATTATTTCACAATGAACTTTCTTCAACAGTTAAAATCCATCTTTGAAAAAAAAGGCCTGGTCCAAAAGGCTAAGGATGGTAAGATGACGGATGCTGAGTGGACTACCGTCAGGGCCGCCTACAAGGAAGAGTATGGCGCTGACCTTGACCAGGACAATGCCGCTTACCAGCAGACGCTCCAGGACGCTGCCCTTGGACGCAGCGTGGCCTCCATGCTTGCTCAGCCTGAGCAAAGTGCAAACACTGCCGCCGCTGAAGGTGCTCAAACCGAAGGGGCTGCCCAAGCTGCTGAAGGTGCAGATGCCGGTGATGCTGCTTCCAACCCACCCGCAGCGCAGGCACAAGCCGCCAACACGGTGCAACCCGACAATGCCGCCATCCTTCAACAGCTGGCTACGATTCTCCAAACCAACAGAACCCTCGAAAACCAGGTCTCCGCAATGCAAAACAGAGCAACACCTGATGTTCCGGCAGGCAATGCCGTGATGACGCTCGTTGTCTCCGGCCCCGGAACAAACGCCACCCACCTGTACGGCATCGATCACCCGATGTTTTCCCTCAAAAACCGCTGGAACCAGGTGGCTGCCAATCCGGCCTTTGCCATCGCAAACAGCCAGGTGAGCAAAGAAACTGAAACGGCTTTCCGTTCAGCTGTCGAAAATTTTGGTGAATCTCTTTCGCAACGCTTCCAAACGCTGCATGCTAACGGACAGCTGCATCCCGAAACGCTGAAAAGCTTGACCTTCACGACCTCCGATCTGTCCCAGGCTGGCCTGGGTGCTCAGTATGTCGTTCGCCGCCAGGATGCTCTCATCGCCCGCTTGCTGGAAATCCCAAGCGTGGCTGGTCTCTTCAATACCCGCTACAATGTCCAAGACCGTGAGTTGATCACCAACGCCTTCTTCAGCGAACTATCCCAGGCCTTCCAGACTGGAAACATCTTCAAGGGTGGCATGTCGCTGCAACCCGAAATTGGTCACGTTGACGACCTGATGATCAAGATTCAGTTCACCTCAATGAAGGAAATCGAACGCTTGTACATCGGCTACCTGAACACTTCCGGTTCCGACCCCATCAAGTGGTCGATGATTGAGTTTACCGTCATGGGCTTGATGAAACAAGCTCTGAACGAGTACAACGAACGCAAGGTTATGGGTATCTATGTGAAGCCCGAAACCGGTAAGGCTGGTTCCTACATGACCGCCGGCACCGGCTTGATCTATACCTTGATCAGGTATCAAAAGGAATACAAGCTGTTGCCTCATGATGATGACGACTTCGCAAGCTACACCAACGCCACGATGTTGTCGGTTGTCAAGGCTTTCCTTGCTCAGGTGCTCGAAGATGTCACCAAGGTTGGCGGAAACCTCAACGGTTTTGCCATCAATCTGAACGCAAACCACCGCCCCTGGTGGATTTCCTGCATCCGTACAGCCTACGGAAAGGAAACGGACTTCACGGGTCCGACTTCCTATGCAAACATGGTTCCCGACACCGAGGTGCCCATCAGGTGGATTCCCAACATGAAACAACACTGCTTTATGTGGCTCGAACAGCCCGGGAACCTACAGTTCCTTGAAAACGTCCCCGGAGAGATCTACGCTCTGAAGGTTCAGGAGTTCATGGAACAGGTCATGATGTGGTCCAACGGCAAGGAAGGCACCACCGCCGCCTTCGTTGGAAAGAAATTTGCCACGCTTGCAGCTCTCAAGGCCAACAAATATGCCATGCAGCAAATCTTCATCAACAAGCCCATGACGCTGTTGACTGCCGATGCTACCACTTGCGACGCCACCAAAGGTTTTTGGTTTGGAACGATCACCAACACAGGCGACACGGCACCGGCCATCACCGACATCACCGGTGCTCAAAAGGGTGTTGCGTACATCATCGAATGTACCAGCATCACCAAGGCCTCGACAGTAACCAAGGCCCTCAAATTTGCAAGCCTCACGGATGATTACGCCCCAACCGCCGTTGGTGACTACCTGATGGTCATCCTCAACAGCGATGGTGACGGCTTCCTGGAACTCGAACGTTGTGTCGGTGGTGTCCGCACCATCAACACCGCCACCCAGCCCAACATTCCGGGTGCTCGATAACCAACTGACCGGAGGGTGATGAGCCCTCCGGTCATCGTTGAACAATAAACAACATTCAAAACCCTTTCATTCACAAACAAATGAAAAAACAAAATGCCAAAGTGCTACGTGCCGCCAACCGGCGTGTAGCTAAATACAACCACCGGATGGCTTCCATGCTCGCCCTGAGCATCTTTGCCATTATTGCAGTGATCGCCATTGTCAGCCTGTGCATCGAACCATCGACCCTTGGAAACCTCTTTACCTGGGGCGGAACAGGCGGCGGATCACTGGTTGCAAGCATGATGGTCATCGGGAACCTTGACGACCTCCCAGACACCGACACCACCGGCAAAAACCTATGGGGTGAAGTCTACCTGATTGACGTATCCGATCAGATTGATACGGCGTCAGCCTTCCCCAAACCCAATGCCGCCCGTGAAGTAGGCACCCTACCGATGAAGACCGGCGAATACATGAAAAAGTTTATGGCCCACACCGCTCCAACCTTCCTCAGCACAGGGGAAAAGGGAGAGTTTACGGTTACCGGCGAAAACACGTTTGCAATTGTTATGGCCGGACAACGAAAACAATTGCTCAACTTCAGCGAACAGCATGTAGGAAAACGTTTCATTCTCATCTTTAAACAGCTTGATTCAGACACACGGTATATTTTAGGCTCCTACGAAAGGCCTGTTTATTTCCAGTCGTTTGAAAACAAGATGGACAATGATGGACGCTATGTCACCTACACCTTTAAACGTGAGGGCGTCCAGCAATATCACGAGTACACAGGCTCAATGGTGCTCCAGGCCGCCGGTACTCATACGGCTGGACAGACCACGCTGGCTATCACTGCCGGACAGGATGTTTACACCATCCCAAACGGATCATCGGCCACGTATGGCATCACCGGTATTTCCGGCTTGACGGCCTCCGACAAGGGGCGTGTTATCACGCTATTGGGTGCAGGTACGACCTATTCAGCCACTGTTGCAGACGGAGCGGCCTTTACGCTCGAAGATGCAGCAACCTGGACGGCTAAAGCCGGCTCCAAGCTGGTACTCAAAGTGCTTGATGCTTCCACCCTCGTTGAGGTTGGTGGTTCCCGGATTCAAACCGCTTAACCTGTAACCTCCGCACGTGTTTCGGCACGTGCGGTGTTACGTAACACCAAAACACATGTATTCATTCAAAGAAAAGAACAGGCACTACAGGGAACTGGTTGACCCGTCACACGCTCAGGCAGACTTCACGCTGCTCAAAGCTTCCGATCCGACCAATGCAACCGTCATGGCCGCCGTTGGTTGTCCCTCCAAGTACGCAGATCAGATCCTTTTTGCGCTGCTCGAAGTAAAGACCAGGGAAGAAATCGTTGCAAACCGCCGCACGCTGTCAAAGGCAAACGAAAAGGCTACCGCTCCCAAAGCCCCCAAGGCTCCAAAGGCCGATACAGCCCCCAAGGCTCCAAAGGTTAAAACGCCGAAGGTTGAAACACCCAAGCCCAATGAACCAAAGGAGGCTGAAAAAAAAAGTCAGCCCAAAAAGAGTCCGAGTACCCAGCCATCCGCTGGAACCAAATCCTCGACAAAGAAGTACAAGTAGCGATCCTGATCTATAACGACAGGATCAATACATACAGGGAAATGAAGGCTCTGGATTCCGTGCTCGACACCAAGCCGACAGCGAAAACGGTTTACAGGATGGCTGAGTTGCGGAACCAGAACCTTCTTTGTTTTAAGGAACTGCAGGCGTTTAACGACACGGGTAAATGGCTCTACCTACACCCACTCATTGCCAACCAGTCTGAACGTGCTATCCTGGAAGATCTCAGGCGCAAAGACCCGGCGGAGTTTCTCCGTCAGTACGCCGCCACCGAACACAACATCAAGCGATACAAATCATTCCTGAAAAATGACAAGCGCAAAGACAGGCGAACAGCAGACAAGGCACACCTCCTGTCACACACCACCCGATCAGCCATCTTTAAATCCATCCTCGATGAGTAAAACGACCATAGCCAAAACCGAAGCCTCACTGCCAATTATAAGGCTCTCTGAGGATCTTTTTCCACGCATCAAGGTGTACGCTCAACTGGGTTACTCTCCTGAGCGTATAGCCTCCCTGCTTGAGCTCAGTGGCCGTGAATGTGAGGCACTTGTTCATAGGCTCACCAGCAACGGTGATGAGTTTAACCAGGTTTACCTCAGCGCCATGGCCACGGGTGAGAATGTCATCGACAACGAGCTGGCAAAAAAGGCCGAAAAAGGCGATGTTGAAGCGGCTGAACTACTGCAAGCCCGTCGCAATGAGCGCAACCACCTCGACTTGAGACGTGAACTTTTAGGATTTTAAGTCATGGACTACCTATCCCGCCTAGACACCTTCCACCCAGACCTAATTGCCTCCTTTTTGGAGACGGGCGTCTGTGCAGGCATCCCACAGGAAATCCAGGACTTTCTCAAGCAGATCCAGTGGGCAGCCGAGCTTTTTGAGTATGAGCGCAACATCACCCGCTGTGCCAAAAAACTCCGCTCCAGGATACTCGCATCACAAGGCAAGCCCGTGGATCTACGCACCTGTAAGGCAAGGATTTACTCAGCCATCGAATATTTCAACATCGATTGTACGGTCAGCCAGAAAATTTGGGAGGCCAACTTTGCAGACCGGTATGAGAACCTGGCTACATTGGCCGCTTCCAAACAGGACTACAAGACGGCAAAGATATGTACCGATGCTGCCGCCGAATGTCGCCGCCGATCAACGGCTATCGCCGAGGCTGAGAACTCATTTGGAGCCGTATTCCTTATCTCCAACACCCTTTCAATAGAGGAAATGGGCTTCAAAAAGAAATCACTCAAGGATATTGCTCGAAAACACAATGAGGGCTTCTATGCCAAGCTTATTGACTCACTTGAAATCGATGAAGAGGAAAAAGACCGTCTCAAACGTGATGCAGGCATCGTTGATGTTGAACCCATTGAGCTTGAATCAGAATGATTGAAATAGACCATACCGCCGCCCAGCAGTTTGAGGACGACTACATGAACATGATGCAGTTGAGGGCAACACTCATCGATCCAAATATTTTGATTGCTGAGGTCGCACGTGCCGGCGGAAAGACCAAAGGTGTCACCGGTCCACGCATCATCAGGGTGGCCAATGATATGCCGGGTGAGTTGGGTTTCCTTGTACATAAGACCTACGTAGCGTTGATGACTAACGTCTGGCCGAACATAGCGGCTTATTTTTCACGCCCCATGCAGGATGGCCGCCGCTCATTGCTTGAGTACGGTGTCGATTATGTCGTGGGAGACTCCAAGCTACCAAACCATTTCCGCCGGCCACGCTATCCAATAACCTATCCAAAGCACTCCATAGTTTTCCGTAACGGCTTCCACCTGCAGCTGGTGTCCAGCGATCAACCCGAATCGGTAGCCGGTCGCTCAGGTGTTCATGCCTTCGTTGAGGAGATGAAGCACAACAGCGGCGAAAAGCTAAAGACACGCCTTTTTCCATCCCTGCGTGGCTCTTCCGCCCACATCAGGAAGTCTCCATACTACCAGGGCATCACCGGTGTATCAGACACCGCTCGTGTGGACCTGGGTGAGGACAACTGGTTTGAGGACTATGAGAAAAACATGAACATGGACCTGATTGATGAGATTGCGTCCGTGGCCAAAACCATCAATGACGCCCAAGTGATTATTTACAGGATTGACATGGCCAGACGTGAGGAAAAGAACCCCATCATCCTTGAACGCATGAGGGTTGAACGTGAGCGAGCCGTCCGGCAGATCCAGTTGTGGCTCCCCAGACTATCCGACATGCGTCAGAACGCCACCTATTACATCCGTGCAAGCTCCTTTGTCAACAAAGACTTTCTGGGACCCAAGTTTTTCAAGCAACAATACGACCTGCTTGACAGTGATGAGTTCCTCACAGCTATCTGTGCTGTACGTCGTAAGGCTGTCATGGATCGTTTTTTTGCAAGCTATACCCCTAAAATACACCAGTTTTCAGACTCGTACAGGTACAACAGTATCCTCAGATGGGGATTGAAGGATAATTTTAAGCTTACCGCCGGTTATCTCAAGCACTACAACCAAAAAGATGGGTTGGTTATCGGCTACGACCCAGGTGGCTTTCAGTCTATGATCGTTGCCCAGGAAAAACCGGATAATCAGGAGTTACGTGTGCTCAAAGAGTATTTCTGTTGGGCACCAAAGGATCAGGTAGACATGGCTTTTCAGTTCAATGAGTTCTTTGGTGCTGATGCAAAGAATAAGCACATACGTCTGTTCCATGACCGTGCCGGCAATAAGCGAAAGGAAGAGTACGAGCAGATCACCACCGATGCCAAGATTCTCAAACGTGAACTGGAATCGTATGGCTGGATTGTAGAGCTCATGAATGAAGGACAATCGGTCATTTATTACTGGATGCAGTTTAAGCTGTTGTTGATGCTGTTCAGTGAGAAGTCAAACGCTTTGCCACGTGTAAGAATCGATGAGAACGAGTGTCCAAACCTCTGTAGCTCCATCATGCTGTCACCACGCAAAAAAACGGATGGGCGCATAGAACTGGACAAGACATCTGAGCGCAAAGTCCCACCCAAACGCCAGGCGGGACTCTCCACACAGCTACCATCAGCCTTTATCTACATGCTTTTCGGCCTTTACGGAGATCTTCTACCAAGCGAATTTTCACAAATACCTGACAATCTGCCTGATTTCAACGGGTTCTAACCACATAATCAGGCCACAGGTAGGCTATAATGGGAGTATCTTATAAGGATAACCTGTCATTTTGACAGAGCCAAGACCCCAAAGAAACTGTTCTATTGAGGTTTGTTTTTGAAAAATCAAAACAGGAAAATGAAAAATCATCCGAGGGACAACGCCCCGCTGACTCTCCGGGTTGCGTTGCACAAGACAAAAAGTCGGGAAATATGACATAGGCCTGTCCTTTTTGGTGCCTGGTGTGGTAGTTACCTTCGGTGTGCTATGGGAAAAGAAATGAACGGCATGGAAGCGTTGTCGCTGGCTCACGAGATCTCAAAGATCCCGGACGGGACATTCACTATCGCCTTCTATCCATGCTCACTCATCAAGGGCGAGGCGTCGCCAAAGCTGGTGGTCAAGGATGGATGTAAGTCAAGGGCTCAATTGCCAACGGATGTGTTCAGCATGGACAGCGATAACTACTTCCTGTTTACCGATAAGAACGGTGAACCAAAGATGTGCTACCGGGTGCTTATCCGCTTCATGGGCTTTCCTCAGGATGGTTTTGAACTACGAAAAATTCGATGGGTATGAACGATTACGACTGCCAAATGATAGGTAACCTGGGTGTACATGTCAACGAGAAGAGCGTTATTGCTTTTCAGTTGGGCACAGACCCCCTTGGTGTGATGGATGATCCTGGCTTCGGGTTCGACAGAGAGTCACGTGTTGGACAACCACAGACATGGCTCTCAGTCAAAGGCTACCAGGTAGCCGCCCGTGGTCTCAACAACCTACTTGTAGAGGAGATCGAGCACGACATATCAGGGAACCGTATCCTGCCACGCCTGTACCAAAAGCAGGCAACAATACTGTATGGCCAGGGGCCGATGCTGTACCGTCAGGAGCTCAGCAACAATAAGGTCACCCGTAGGTGGACGGAGAATAAGGCCGTTACAGACTACTTTAATGCCTGGATGAACAATGGCCTTGAACAGTCTGCCGAAGATTGCATAAAGTCCAACATCAAGAACTTCTATTCATTCAGGGACTACTTTACAAAGGTAAGGATGTCGATGGGCAAGTACATCGGCAAGAACCCAATTGCAGGGTTGGAAGCAATGGAGAACAGTCATTGTCGCCTGGCTACCACACGCCAGGATGTCGCTATTGGACTCGTGCAGTACCGTGACCTGAAGCATGTGCTTGTTGGCCGTTGGCTGTATGGAGGAAGCATTTTTGACATTTACCCACGCTTCAACGTCCGAGACTTAGATGGGTATAGATTTGCCGCCGTCTCCCATCACCGTGAAAAGAGCATCAACAATTTTTACGGCAACAACGAGACGCACATGGGCACCAGGGCCTACATCAGGGGGGCAAACAAAACACCAAATTACATCAACTCGTTCCTGAAAAACTCCATGGCCGCAAAGGTCCATGTCATTATCCCTGACAGCTACCTGGAATCAAAGAGGTCTCAGATCGCAAAGCTATGTCAGGAGAATAAGAAAAGGGTAGCGGAAAACAAAACACCGCTGCTGTTCAATGAAATAGAGATCGGTACCGAGTTCAGGGAATCTAGTCTGATCCAATACATCAACCAACAACTCCGCTTCCTCACCAGCATCTTATCCGGTGAGGACAACCAGGGGAAAGCTTTTGTGTCCTACTCTTATCGTGTCGGTCAAAACAAGGAAATGGACACCTGGAAAATTGAGAACCTTGACATGAAGTACAAGGAATACATCGAGTCTCTCATTTCTTACGACAAGAGGGCCGATGAAGTGATCAGCACTTCCATCGGCATGGACCCGTCCATTTCAGCCATCTCAAAGGATGGGATCATCAGCAAATCGGGCTCAGACCTGTATTACAACTACCTGATTTATCTTATCTCTCTAACCCCGGATGAGGAAAAGGTCTGTGAGCCCTTCAATCAGATCTGTCTTGCGCTTAACTTCCCGGATCTGTACGCTCAAGGGTATCGTATCGGCCTTTACCGAGAGGTCCCGTCAAAACAAGAGGAAGTAGCTCCGTCTAACCGCCTTAACACCACAGCACAATGAGCCTGATTCTTAGCGATTTTTTCCAGGGAACAGCTGACCTCAAAGAGGTCGTTCCAGGCATAGGCGCCTCCGTGTCTCTTGATGAGCTCAATGGATCGGCCATCACGGCAAAAAAGCAAATATGTGACATCTTACCGGTGGCAATCTACAACGCCATCAAGGCCGGTGATGATGCTGAAAAGAAACAGGCTCTATCTGCAGCCCTGGCTAACCTGACCATGGCAAAACAAATACCCTTCGATGCCATCAAGTTCAGAAAGTCCAGTGTGGCGTTCTACAAGAATGAACAGGAGGCCTCCCGACGCATGTACATGGAAAACTACTACAACTCCATGGACACGTTGTTAAGCCTTATCCAGGACACAGATGAATGGAAGGCCACAGCCTTTTACACACGGAGCCAAAACCTGAAAATTGCATCAATGTCCGAGTTTGATGCTCTTTACCCGATTGATCAGTCTTTCCTGTTTTTTTTTCGCACCATCTCCATCCAGGAAGAAATTATTGATGAGGACCTGTCAAGCTATTTTGAGCAGGCCGCAGAGAAAGAAACGGAGACAAAACGCCTAAAAAGAGCCCTTGCTATGATGGTTGTTGCGAGTGCCATCAACCGCTTTGACCCCATTGAGCTGCCGGCAACCATACGCAGTCTGTTCGATGACTCATCTATCAGCCGTAGTGGTGAGGGCGAACAAAAGTATTTGCTTGAGGTTGCTGAAAAGGTCCTAAAAAAGGCACGGTCGATTATTGAGAGTGTTGACATGATACTCAACATCCAAGAGCTTGATACATCCGTTTCAACCGGCAACACTTCCGCCTGTAGAAAAGACAAATTTTTCTTCATGCCATGACCAGCGACAAGGACATAGTAATTGCTCACGGAGCCAAAGCGGGTACCATCCCAAACCGATGGGACAGGCTAACGCCAACACAGTTTTTAGACCTACATAAGCTGCTGGACCTCTTTTCAAAGGGGGCTATTTCCGCCGGTGTTGTGAAAGCTGCTTTTGTGTGTCTGGCTATGGGCTGGAAGATGGAGCGTATCAAAGGCAAAGAGGCCTACAACAACCTGGTGACATTAGGCGACCGGGTGACCTTCATTTTTAAGATCGAGTACCCCGATGACGTGTTCGAGGCTTTCGATGAGAGCGAGATCCGCCCGTTCCTCCGTCGTGATCCAAGCAACTCCACAGCCGCTGTCGCCCGTTACCTGGCAAAGACTGATTATCGCTTTGTTGTTGATGCTTGTTTCTGTGCTCAAATGGTTCCTGCAGTAAAAATTGGCAAGCGGACATTTAAGGCCTATACCATCAACACAGACTTCAATCAGCTATCCACAAGCTTGACAACCGCCCAATATCTTGACGTCATGTCGCTATCAAAAGGCTACAAGGACCAGCTTCCGCTCATGGCCGCCATCCTGTACCTTCCAGGTAGATACGACTCAGAGAGGGCTCACGACCTTGCAAAAGTTTTTGCATCGCTTCCTGAAACAACGCTGTCGGCCATCGCCTTCAACTTCACGGCATTCATCAACTACCTGTTCACAAAGACGGAGTTTAAAATCCTTACCGCCGGTAAAAAGAGTTCCTCCCCCATTTCGATAGGTCCGTCTGAATCAATGTATAATCTGACGGTTGACGGGTATGGTGACCTTGAAGAGGTCAAGCAAATGAAACTCATCGACTTTTTGACAATATGTCTTAAAAAGACCATTGACGCTGTTAAGAGTATGTCACACGCAAAGATGAAAATCACCGACATAGCTTCAGAGACCGGTTTTTCCATTCACCTCATAAACGAGATCATCAAATGATAGTTCTTGAAACCATCAAGTATCTGGCCAAATTTCCTGATCGTTCAGGGATGCTCAAGGCATTTGTTTCAGGTAAAAGCCCTGTCGCTGGCTATGCAGCACTAAAAACGGAGATTGAGAACATGACCATTCACTCCCTGACGCCTGAGGTCAAAGGGTTTGTGATAGGCTCAGACCTTGATGATGTTAAGCTGATGATTGGACAACAAAGTGACATGTTCATGTTTTTCGATTACGGTGAGTTCTTTTCAAACCGCAACCGTCAAAACTCTATTGAGAATAAATGGAGCTGTGCTCTTACCATCGCCACAAAAATGGACGGCGAAAGAGACGCAATTGAATTTGGGCTCAACTCAGACACCACGCTCACCACCCTACGCAAGATAATCGTTCAAATGGAACAGGACCAGCGCAACACGTCATGGCTTCGACAGATAAGCGATGAGTATACTCTTGAGCCGTTTAACAACAAGCCGCTGGCATCCTACGGATGGACGATGTTCTTTAGCCGTCTGGGGGCGGACATGTTGAACATCAAAAACCTCTAAGCAATGAGCGAGAATGCACAAAAATCCATCGATCTCCTTTTAAACGGAACGAAATCTAAGCAAGGAATTGCCATCAAGATGCTGGCTAAGATGCTGGACGAAATGAGTGAGGATTCAAAGAATCAGCACGTAGAAGTTATGGGAGAGATCCGAAAGCTGACAGGTGACACCGATGGAAAGTTCAAGAGTATTGAGGTGGTGAGTTTTCTTTCCAGCCATTCAGGTCTTTTTTGGCTCATAGTAGCAACTATCGTATTGCTCACCGGTGTTGCAAGCATTGACAACGTAGTTAAAATACTTCAATTCGCACGATGATGAAAACTGTAAAAAAAATTTTACAGGCCCTTTGGAAGTATATCAGGGCCTTTTTCAAGAGTTACCCAGAGTTTCTCTCCATCCCGGCGGCGGTGATTGTGTGGGTGATCAGCATCCCGGCGTTGCGCCTGGCAGACCCCACATCAGGTGTGTTTGATGCGGGGGTGTTCCAAGTGCCCATCTTTTCGGTGCTGCAGCTGTTTATATACATTTCCATGGCCTGGCTATTGCTACGCCTGGTGTTTGGCACCCAATTTCGCTTTATCAAGTATTTATTTAAAGAATCCTTTGAAACCCTAACCCCATGGCAAAAAACAATCATCGCTTACGGCACCTACTTTGTGCTTGTGCTTTGTCTTGTTGCGCTTTCCTTCACGCTCAGGTAGATGAGATAGCATTCACATACATGTCACAGGTGGGGGTGCGTGAAAAGACGGGCAACAATGACGGCGTGTCGGTTGAGCGGTACCTGACCAGCGTTGGCCTATCGAAAGGCAACCCATGGTGTGCAGCATTTGTTCATTGGGTGTTGCAAGAGGCAGGGATAAAAGATGTCCCAAAATCAGGTTATTCGCCATCATGGTTCCCAAAAGCAAAAACCGTCTACCAGGCAGGAAAGGCCAACACCAACACACCAGGCAGGGCTGATGTTTTCGGGATCTATTTTTCAAGCAAAGGCCGCATAGCACATGTCGGGTTCGTTGACAGCTGGCCACCATCGAGCACTTACTGCATGACCGTTGAGGGTAACACCAACGAGGCTGGTTCACGAGAGGGTGACGGTGTATTTATCAAGCGACGACTAAAAAAACAGATTTACAAGGTAAGCAGATGGCACAAAAACATGTGATCATATTGGTGTTGGCCTTTTTGTGCTCTTTTGGTCTTAACGTGTACCTGCTCACAAGGGTACCTGAGACAATTGAGGTGGTCAAACAGGATAAGACCCTCATAGATAGCATTGCAACGCTTACAAGCCGTATTGAGACGTTAAACCGTGAGCAGATGGCTATGCTTGAAGACCTTGAAAATAAACGTATCAATGAACTTAACCGGCAAAGACAATACTATGAAGCTCAGATCAGTCATGTTCGGATGCTGTCTGCTGACAGTAGTCTCCGTTTTTTCACAGCGTTTACAGATCGAGAACGGCGACACCCTTGCGGTTCTGCCAATTGAAAGCATCCGGGCGGCTAACGTGCTGTTTGTTCAGGGAGACTCATTGAAGGCTGAGCTTACATTTGCCAAGCATGAGATTGAGGTGCTCACAGATATCTACAACCTTTCTGACAGCATCATCGAGATCCAGCAACAACAGTCCCATCTGAAGGATCAAAGGATTTCTCTTTTTTCCACCGCTTTACGTCAAGAGCAAGCACTGAGCAAGAAAGGTAAAATAGAGGCCTTTCTGACCGGCACGCTGGTTGGGTCAATCATCACAATAATTATAACTGCAGTCATCAAATGAACGACCAGGCACCTCTATCCGTAAACACCAAGCTGCAGAGCAAGGCCAAGGCCATGCTCATTGGTGGAAAATATACAGAAGGCATTCTGGATGGGTTCACAAAGGAATCACGGGTGAGCGGTTTGACAAACGGGCTATTCTCACTCATCAGCCTACTGCAGGGCCTGCTCAGAATCACGGGGCCGGCGCGTGTTGACATCGCAACCTGGGCATCAGGATTCTACGAATCAACGGCCATCCATGAAATGCTAACCAGCCGGGAGATCATCGAGTTTCGTATTATCCTTGACCGGTCGTTCAAGACCCGCCAGGTGAAGTATTCTCAGCAGATGCTTGAGATATTCAAGAGCAAGCGTATACGGACAACCAACACCCATGCAAAATTTGTGCTTATCTACAACGAGGAGTGGCACGTGTGTGTGCGTACATCCATGAATTTGAACGAAAACCTGAGGTGTGAGAATTTTGACATTGACAACGATGAGGGTATTTTCAACCTATTTAAGGGTTTTGTTGACGAGCTCTTTGACCGTTCACCTGAAGGGATCACAGAGTCGAGGGCTATTGTTGATCCAATTTTTAACGACATCTTCAGCGACGTGACCATGAAAGAAGAAAAAAAACCCGACCAAGAGAGTGACTTTCCATCCATCGAGGAACAGGTGGCCACCGCCCATGAATTTATCGAGAATATCAAAGCCGTATACCTGCCAGCTACATCTATCAATGAGACCACCCACTTTTTCAGCACAGAGGAAGTCTTTGAGGCTATCAAGGCCATAAACCCCAATTTAAAGCTGTCAAAGGAAAGCCTCTATACGGCCATGTCGGAGGCTGGCTATCTTTTCAGGCCACGACCAGGCGGTTTCAGCCTTGAAATGCGCTGGTTGATGAAAAGGGTATAACTGGTTGTCCTTTTCAAATATCTGTTGAGTCACCATCTTTGTCATGTGTTTTTTATGGTATAGATTAAGGTTAAGGGAGCCGGCCGGTCGTGAGACCCGCCGGTTTCTTATTGTCCTTTATCAGAGCTATCAGTTGGGGTATTTTCGCTCAAAACGCAGCACATGGTCACTAAAGACATTATAGACGAGCAGTTCATCCGTCAAACGATCAACAAGGGAAACCAGGTGATTTTTGATACGCAGGCCGATGTTGTCAGTCAACACCTCAACGAGCGATCAGGACGCCTGGCTCACTTCATAGGCTCCCGGTCATTTAACGTTGATGGGCTCCGTTATTCTTACCCCGTATTGATCTACATGCGCTTTCTGGACATCCAGGCTAAGCGAAGAAAGAGTGAGCGGTCAGGGCTGGCTCTTTATAACCGTGTTGTCTGGGGAGTGCTCTACAGGCAGGTGCAACCAACGTTACGTTTCGGTCTCACGGACGAGATCCGTCAACAAATCAAAAATCAACTCCTTTCGGCCACCGGGACCGAAAAAAACGTTTAAGCCATGGCAAAAGGTAGACTGACTGAAGATGAGATCAAATGGATTCTAAGTGTTGAGAGCACAGAGGCCCAGCAGAAAATCCACAAGCTGACTGAGGACAATAAGGCCTTGACTAAAAGCAACAAAGACCGCCTCAAGGAAATGATTTCCCTGGAGAAACAGGGCAAAAAAGAGACGGAGGCCTATAAAAACCTGAGCAAGACAGTTGCCGACAACAACAACAAGATCAAGCAAAACAACGAGGTTATCCGGCAGCTTGAGGGACGCCTGAAAATATCTGAGCTGACAATGAACCAGCTCCGCAAACGTGCAAAAGAACTACAGTCACAGTTGGATAACACTTCTAAGGCCGCCAACCCTAAACAATATGCCGCCCTGGAAAAAGAACTCACTGATGTCAGGAATAGGATGGGTGAGGTAAAGGGAAGTTCGAGCAAGTTACAGGAAGGATTCAAGGCCATCAAAGGCCTACTTCCGACTATTGGTTTTGCAGCGGTAGGTGCGGCACTATTTTCTTTCGGAAAAGCGGCGACTGATGAATTTCTTGAATCAGAGAAAAATGCCCAACGGCTAAGAATGGCGGTGCTCAATGTCGCTGGTGGAACACTTTCCGACCTCTTAAAACTACAAGAGCAATCTAAAGACCTGATGGGCATCTTTGATGATGATGATATTCAGGTAGCTCAGGCCGCTTTGCTTGATTTTGGCCTAACGATAGATCAAACGCAGGAACTCTTACCATTGTTGACAGATGCTGCAGCGCTTTCAGGAGAGACTCTTGAGGGTATGTCTAAAGCACTACTTAAAGGTGTTGATTCAGGTGTTGAAGCACGCTCAGCCCTTGGGCGTCTTGGTCTAACCTTTACGAATACGGGAGACAGAATGCAAAATTACGGTCTTATTGTCAAAGGATTATCTCGATTTGTAGGCTCAAATACGGAAGCTCTTGAAGCCAACTATGGTGCTGTTGAAGAAAACAAAAATCAATGGAGAAACTTTAAGGAGGCCGTTGGACGCAACATAATGGGCGTCGTTACTCCGATCATTAAGAACTTTACGAGCGTCCTAAAACAGGCAAATGAGGCTATGAGCACTATGGATAATGGTGCCGCATTTGCCGAACAGCTTGACAAGGTTATTGGTTTAGAGGAAAATATACCCGGGCTGGCTAAAAGGTACGATGAATTGACCGCAAAAGCCTCTTTGAGCAAGGATGAGCATGAAGAGCTCAACGGCTTACTCCGAAACATCTCAACCCTGGTTCCATCAGCCGTCACAGCCTGGGATAAGTACGGCAACGCCATTTCAATCAACACAGACAAGCTCAACGACTACCTGCTGGCTGAGAAAGCCCGTCTTCAGTTCCTCAACCGTGAACAGATTGAGGATACCGAGAAGGCCATCAAGAAATATCAGCAGATCATCAACCGTCAAAAGCAGCGAATTGCTTATGGTGGTACTGACAAGGTGACAGCAGCCGGGACGACCTATAAGGCCGACTTTACCGAGGATGAGCTAAGACGGGAGACGCAGATACTTCAGGAGGCTGGCGAGAAACTAAGGGGTGCCCAGTCAGAGCTAAGCCGTTTACAGGGTGCTGATATTGACGAAATGATTAAACGGCAAAAGGCCTCCGCCAAAGCCAGGTCGGAGTTTAACGCCATGAACAAGGTCCAGCTGGAAGCCTGGATCAAGGACGAGAAAAACGCAGCCAGCGAGTATAAGACTGTGGCCGAACAGATCTACAATGCCCGCTTTTCTGTTGAACAGGATGATAAAGACACATCGGACCCCAATGCAGTAGCACTTAAAAACCTTGAAACAGCCCACAAAAATCAACTCAACCAGATCAAGCTCAACGGCCAGCAAAAACAAGAATCGGAAGCGTCCATCAACGGGGCTGTCCTGGAGGCTGAGATAAAATACTACCAGGACCGGATAAAGTTGTTAACCGGCTTTGCGGCCAGTGCCAAAAAAACAGCAAAACAGGCTGAATATAAAAATCAGGTCATCGAGGATGAAATGGCCATCCTTGAGGCTCAGAAATCAATCGATCAGTCAAAGATTGATGAGATAAAGAAAAACAAGGCCGACGCCCTTGCAGTAGAAGACCAGGCATCAAAGGCTATACAGGCATCCTTCCAGGATGGTTTAAAAACTAAGGCCATCACACAGGAGGCCTACGATGCTCTTGTGCAGGCTGAACTTGTTGCGCAGGCTGAGAAAAAGCTATCGATTGAAAAGACGACTCTTGAGCAGCTCACGGCCCTTGAGGTCAGCGGTGGCCAGGCTAAGGCAGAAGCTGTCAAACAGTCAGGGCAGGCTGTCTCCGATGCTGAGGCGGCGGTAACGGCAGCACGACTAAAGCAGGCCGAGGGATTTGAAAAGATGGTCAGCGACTTTAAAAGCCGCTTTAGAATCAACACCGAGAAAGATGACCTTGACTTTCAGTTACTCTCACTTGACGCAGCCTACAAGGCCCGAAAGGAAGTCCTTGAGAAAAACAACCAGTCAACGCTTGAGCTTGACGCCGCCTACACAAAGGCAAGGGAAAGCCTTTTTGAGAATCACGAGGAACGCCTTAACCGTGTAAGGGCCCAGTATGGCCTACTCACTCTTCAGCAACAGTACGACGCCGACCTTGAGCTACTCAAAAAGCACCTTGAGCAAAAGAACCTCACACAAAAAGAGTACGACCAGGCGGCCACAAACCTGAAGATAAAAGCCTACAAAGCGCAGTATGACTACATGTCAGACATCGCCTCACAGGCTTTTTCCGCTATTCAGCAAGCCGAAATGGACCAGGTTGATGCTCGTTATGATACGGAGATTGCGGCGGCTAAAGGCAACAACGAAAAGGTTGAGCAGCTGGAGAATGAAAAGGAAAAAAAGAAGCTCGACATCCAAAAAAAGTACGCCGATGTCAATTTTGCCATCAAGGTATCGCAAATCATCGCTGATACGGCTGTCTCAATTATGAAAGCCTACGCCGAGCTGGGACCAATCGCAGGTACGGCGGCAGCGGTCTTGTTGGGTATAACAGGGGCCGCTCAGGTGATGAGCGCCAATGCCGAAAGAAATAAAATCAAAAACATGACGGTAGGAGCCGCATCCGGTGGATCTAGGACAGGATCACTCGTAGCCAGCGGGCTAGAGGGAGGGGGCTCAATCGATGTTACCCGTGCTCAAGATGGTCGAATGTATCGTAATGCCATCCTTGATCCATCTAGGCGTGGGTACATCGACCGTCCAACAGTCTTAGTCGGCGAAAGCGGCAAAGAATGGGTGGCCAGCAATGCTGCTGTGGAAAACCCGACCATTGCACCAATACTGAATGTCATCGACCGCTACCAGCGTGCCGGAATGATCCGCACACTTGATCTAAACAGGCTGTTGCAGTCTAATCGCATCACAGGCCTTGCAGAGGGTGGAAGTGTTTCACGGCAGACCATGACACCGGCAACACCCCAATCAAGTGAAAAATTGGAGGCGGTGATGAATCGGGTGCTGGCCTTACTTGAAATCTTGGAAACAGAGGGTGTTGATGCCTATGTCCTACTCACCGACCTTGAAAGAAAGATGGCCAAAAGGGATAAATCACGCAAAATCGGAACAAAAAGATGAAAATAATTCATTTGGGCACAGGTGAAGCCTATCAGTTGTTTCCTGGCTCAGAGCTTGAGATCGAGCGGACAAACCCGTTTCTAAACGAATGGGGTGAGCAATCATTACCCCTTTCCATCCCGGACACAGACACCAACAGGGCTTTGGCTGGTCAACCTCATCTGCTGTCAGTCAAGGATAAGGCCTCACAGCGGATTCCGGTGATGATTCAGGATGAGGACTACTCAATGCCGGCAAAACAAGCCGTTTTGTCAGCACAGCGCAAAAAGGAGATCAGCACATCGTTCTACATGAATGAGGGCGCCTTCTATGACTCAATGCCAAAAACACGCCTCCGTGAACTTTTCGGTAGCGAGATAATTGCAGGGATAAGCACCGTTGACCAGGCCCTGTCTTTTTGCACCTCACTACTTACAACCGAGGATGAGCGTGTAGCCATCTTTCCTGTATTGATTGACGGGGAGGAGGGAAAGGATTACCTCAACCGCCTGGCATGGATGGACGCCTCCGGGCAGGTCCTTGGACGTACAACGGTGGCCAACCACAGCGTTGCTCCAACTTTCTACAACTCATTTGAACGCACACGCACCGTTGATGAGACGGTTGTGACCATTCCAAAAGGGTTTTACATCACCCCTTTTATCAAAGCCAACTACCTGCTGAAGCGCATCTTTGAGCATTTCGGGTACACAATCGTTGACAACTTTTTCACGCAGACGCTACCTTTCACCAGGATGGTCTTTCTGAATAATACCGCCGACACGCTTGCTAATGGTGTGATCAAGCTTGCAGACCTGGTTCCTGACTGCACGTGTGAAACAATCCTTGACGTTTTCAGAAAAAAATTTCATTGTGAGTTTATCCCGGATGAGTTGACAAAAACCGTCAACATTCGACTGTTCAAACAGGTTAAGGCAGCATCACCCTCAACGGATCTTACCGGTTGTTTGACTGATGACCTGATTATTGAGCAACCTGAGACGTATAGGCGCATCCGACTTAGGTCAGAAGAAAGCACAAAAGACAGCAATCAGGAAGTGGCAGAATGGGATTCCGTTACAGCGATGCTTAAAAAGTACCCGACAACGTTGATTGATAAGTCAGATCAATCATTTTACCGTCAAGGGTTTGCTCTTGGTGTTTATAGTCGTGATAAAATTGGCGATTCCTCTATTCCTTACGATGATGGTAGTGACCTGGAAGTTGAAGAAATTACTGTGCCAGATTCCCATCCAGTTATGGCGGGGGCACCACAAGATTCAGCCACCACCTATTCAGTAGGAGGAAGGACGGCATACTCTCCCGTACCTATGATCTACATCGGTGAGGCAGTCTTGCGCAACTCAACCATTGTCTATGACAACTCACAGGAGGTTGTTGACGAATCGTCCACATCCACCAGCGATCAGGAACAGCGACCAATGTTGGCCTTTTACTACGATGCAACCGGGTTAGCCTACATGCACGGGACAATTTCGAGCTACAATTACCTGGGCACGACAAAACTCTGGGATTACAGCTTGTGTTATTTTGGTGAGGATGGTTTATACGAGCGCTTTTACAGGGACTATGACAATATGTTGCGCAACTCAATGCACACGGTCATTGCCACCTTATTACTCTCCAACCAACTAAAGCGAACAATCCCGGCACACGAAAAGGTGGTTATCAGCGGTCAGGAGCTACTCATTGACACCCTCAAATATAAGGTGGGGGGGCCAAGCGATCCACAGGAGTCAACATTTTACACAACCAGACTCTATGAGCCTCTTGATCTTGCTCAGGGCGAGGATGACCGACTGGCCACCCCTCAATATCGTTGGCAGTTATCCGTCTCATCGGTTGTTATAACTCAGGCGGAGTACCTGGCATCACCGGTCAAGGACAAGACCTACACAGTTTTTTACCCTCCACATCCTACGGCACCGGGCGGATCATACTATCCTCAGCAGGTGGCCAGGATGGTCAATCCGTCCGAATATCGGCTTTACACTTATTCCTTAACGGCGGTAGCCTATTAGGCTGTCCTTTCATTCAGACCCTGATTGGATAGTTTTGTATAAAAAATCACGGCGATGACCATCCTCAATCATCCATCTGCACTCGAATTGTCCGGCAACCTGACAAGGTTTCGTATCAGCTCAGCGGAGGCCTTCACCTTTGTCCTTAAAAAAGGCAGTGAAGTGCTCTTATCGCAGGTCTATAATCCAGGGACAACAGGTATCGTAGAAATTGATATACGGGAAGCGGTTGAATCAAAGCTCTCCTATCTTTTCCAAGACGCAAGTACCATTTACGAACAAACCAACTTGGTAGGCACTTTCACGGCAACTATCGATGCAACCGTGATCACCTTCACGGCCATCCGTTCAGGTGTTGACCGGTTTGCCGATTCAGCCACAAACTTCCTAACCGCCAACTTCCTGACCTGGCAGCCACAGGTCAAACATGTCACATACTATTCGCCTGAATTTCTGACATACTATTCCCCTGCAGGTGGCGTAGCCAAACTTGTTGCTCATTATGCAGACGACACAACCGAAATTTTGACTCTTGGTTCCCTGGTTGCTGGAAATGCTTACACAATACCTTTGCAGTACGCCACCATCAACGCCCTGTTAACAAAGAAACTCCCGGCCTACTACGATGTATATGTCACCAATGCCGGTGGGGATAGGTTGTCTTACATTCAGCGGTTCGCTGCATCCAACATCAAGTCAGAGGATGAGCGCTGGTTTCTGTTTGAAAACTCCCTGGGCGGTCTTGACACAGTCAGGGCTTATGGCGTTGACGGGTTCACCGGTGAGCACACTCACAACATTGCCGACATTGACGAGGTGGCTGAAGAATATCGGGTAGACACGTCAAGGATCTATTCAAAAAATACCGGATACCTGGATGACTACGAACGCCGGTGGTTGCTCGACTTCTTCCCTTCAAAAAAGAAGTACGTTTATACGCAGTCAGCCGTCCGTCAAATTGTTGTGACTGAATCTGATGTTGACTACAATTCAAAGGAACTCCCCAGCGCATACAGTTTCAAATATCGTTTTTCTGAGGCTAAACCCTACCTAAACCTGTCAAGGGTTGACGAGATCCCGGATGAGATCACGCTATACACCCCTGATGTAGGGTCTTTTACTTTGCCCCTTCGGCTGAATGACCTGCCACACATTGAGCTCACCGAAGGGGCGCTGATTCCAGGTCAAAATCCCTATTCGGAACATGCAGGTGTTTTTTCTGTCGCTGAGCTAATTGCCTATCTTAAAAGTAGTGAACAGCTTGATGCAGCTTTCGTCAAACGCTCCGCCACCGGTGCCACCATCGAAGGCAACGGCCATGTGTTCGGTGTTGATGTTGACGCTGACGGCAATCTTGTGTTCCATGGCAATATCTACGCCACGGGCTCCGTGAGTGCTCAAGGTATCGGTACGGGTGGCGGTGGCACATCATACAACCGCCTGGACACGTGGGCTGCTTACATACCCGGCACGACCGACACATGGGTGCTGAGTGCCTTACTGGGTCATGACCTCCACACCAGGGTCACAGCCC